TAGACGGTAAGTCAAATATTGACAGTAATGTAGCACTACCACAATCACTTAACCAGGATCAAGGTATTACATTTTCATATTCTTGCTGGATTCGTATTGATGACTTTACATACCGCCCGGGGGTACAAAAGGTAATCTTCACAAAGGGTCCCACTGATTTATCATCATCTTGTCCGTCTCTCTTAATCGATGGAAACTCAAATACATTACTTGTTAAGTTAGACACATTTGGGGCAACAGAAGTAGTTCCGGTATCAAACATTCCTGCAAAGAAATGGTTACACGTAGCTATTGTTGTTGAACAGAAATCAGTTGATGTTTATATTAATGGTGTTCTTCATACGCATCATTCGATTGTCCAGATACCCCGTCAAAATAGCGGAACGGTTCATACTGGAATAAATGGTGGGTTTGAAGGTAAACTTGCTAACCTAATTTATTATAATTATTTCTTAAAGCCTACTGATATTCCCGCTCTGATGAAAAATCCTCCTCAGGCAGATCCATCTGACTCGAATGCACCATTACCTCCATATTTTGATATCAGTTGGTGGATTGGGCGTTGATTTACGACTTTTTAATAGCACCTAAACTAGCACGGGCGGCTGCGGCCTGGTCGGCTTGAGCGCTCATCTGTTTATTAGTGTCGTCAAACTTCTTAGTTAACGCATCAATCTTTGCATTTGTTTTTTTAAGTTCCTCTTCTATTTTAGAAGGAGCATTTGCTAAATGTTCTTTAATTATACTAGTCTTGTTCATGATCGTGTAAAAAAGCCACAAAAACAAAATAGGAAGTAACATTCCAAAAAAGGTCTTTCGCTTCAACATTCTTACTTCTGTATAAACAAATGAGTTCGCAATCTGTGAACAGTACTTCCTATTCCGGATACACAACCGCCAGTACGGGTGGCAATGCTACAAATAATGATACTAATCTAGGTCAAATTCCGATGCGCGACGGGTCCGACTATACACGGCAAATCCGTGAACATATTATTTACCAAGAAAACAAAGGAAATTCTCCTGCACAGCCCGGTAACTCTGAAAATAAATGGATGACGTATGGTAACCAATTTCGTTTAAATTATTTTTTTGGTAAGCTAAAATGCCCCACTGCATGCCCTGATAACACTCCCCATATTGGCAATGCTTTTAACGGTAATGGTGCTTATTCTAATGTTTCCGGGGGGTTATTTGGCGGCTCTTAAGTGTTCTAGTTGTTTCATTGCGAAACTTTTGACGACGCGTTTTATCCATTGATGTTGGTGTATAACTAAAAAAGTATTCTAAATATTCGGGAGATGAACGATTCTTTCCAACTTTCTCGTAGAGTTCGGATTTCTCTACACGCATATCAATTAATGACTTCTGTTTTCCTAAACAGGTGATTGGAGTCAACAAGCGGTAGCGTCTAGCATGAGCCTTCTCATTTGCTAGTTCAACTAAATTTTGAGCAGCACATAAAAATCGTTGTTCAGGAATATCTTCCAAAAAATGATCAGGTGCGTATGTCACTGCTAGAAAGAACTGTAGCAATGTAGGAATACTTGCAACATACAGACCACCACTTGTTTTGTGATAGCTATGGCAGGCAGTCGTCTCATATAAGCGAATTAATACAAGACCAGTTTTCTTATCTTCAATATCCGTATGGCTTGGAAGAAGTTCACCATATGCGGGATACTTTTTTGTTTCAACAGATCCTTTCTTATTTAGAACAGCTTCAAACATTTCAGTTGTCTTATCAATTACTTCAGGAGTTACTAGAACATCAAGTGGTAATTGCCACGCTCGGGTTGTTCCTTTCTTTTGCATACTCATTCCATTAAATCCGAGTAGAACGGCATTTTCTTTTATAAGAATTGTTTCAAGAGCATTCTTAGTTTCAGTGGAAATAAATATTTCGCTCAGATCCTCGTGATCTTTAGGGCATGTCATAGGATAATGTTTGTTTAATAATTGCAAACGTGTATACACTTTCTTCCATCGCTCTACAAATCCTTTAGGGCGAGATAATTCTAAATAAACAGCCATTCGCAAAAAGTTAGGAGGTGTATAATGAATACCGTTCTTTTCAATGCTATGTTTCCAAAGAGTTTCAAAAATAGGCTTATCTAGATGAGAAACATCGGCAACCCCAATATATTCTGCAAAAACTTTAAATGTTCCGAGGTGCACACCGGGCTTAACTTCTACGCTACTAAATCCAGCATCAGTCAAATGATCAGCAATTTCCATAGCATGCAGTTGAGGGGTCGCTGTAAAAAAATCGTAATCGGGAATATCTTTCTCGGGGTTGTAAAACTGATCTTCTTTAGGTAGAAGATTATTAATAGCTGTTCCGCCGTAACATAATACTCGATTTCTTTTTATGAATGACTCTACGATAGTAAGAGCCTTGATAACAACGGGATCACTTGCATTTTCTTTGTCGATTTGATCCTGAGCTATACTTGCTACTTTTTCAATAGTATCAACCATTATTTTCTTGCATGAAAAAGTGTGGAGGTTTTCTTTCTGTTAAGAAGCAAGGATGGTAAAGCGAAAGTCTCGTGAGAATGCTCGCGATCGCAAGTGCTCAGCTGATCTATCGGATGACGGAAAACCTCTTTGCAAAAAGCCGAAACCTGGAGATTCGGATTCAGATACAACGTGGGTTGATGATGATACGTTACAGAACGAATCGCCGGCTGTAGAACAACAACCGCCTATTTATTTAAATATTCATATTCATGAAGCAGCCCCAAATGTAGAATCTGAGGAAGAAGAAGAGGAAGAGAGTGATGAAGAGTTCCAAGAACTACGTAGAGGTCGATCATCTGGTATTTTTACAGAGACGCGATCAAAGGTAAAATCTAAAAAAAAGCAGAATGAAGTACCCTTAAAGCTTACACGTCAAGAAGAAACATATTATAACTCATTACCCAAAGCTCAGAAGAAGGATATGCTTGATGTTATGAAACGTATTTCTACACTTGTTCTTGATGATGGAATTGTACCTTACAAGTTTAAAATATTGGGACTTCCTATTTCTGATTATACTAAATCAACTGTAATCAAAAAAGTTATGGCACTTTCCGAGATGCCGTCAGATAGCGGAGAGTCTTATAAATTAAAAACATGGGTAGATGGATTTCTTCGTATACCGTTTGGAAAGACAATTCCTTTACCGGTAAAACTAGAAGATGGAACAGCAAAGTGTACTGAATTTATTACTACGGCTCGCAAGAATATGAATAAGTCTGTCTATGGAATGGTGCCCGCAAAGACTCAAATTTTACAAACTATTTCACAATGGATCGTGAATCCGGATTCTGTTGGAAATGTAATCGCTCTACAAGGTCCTATGGGAGTTGGTAAGACATCATTTGCTCGTAATGCAATCGCAGAAGTTCTACAACGTCCGTTCGAGTTTTTCTCACTTGGTGGTGCATCTGATATTTCTAATTTTACAGGTCACTCGTATACATACGAAGGCTCTATGTGGGGACGCATAGCAGATTGCTTGATGCATTCTGGTGCTATGAATCCTGTACTGTACTTTGACGAACTTGATAAGGTTTCAACAACCCCTCATGGTGAAGAAATTGTAAGTATGTTGATCCACTTAACCGATCGTTCTCAGAATACACAGTTTCACGATCGTTATTTTTCTGGTATTGATTTCGACGTGTCTCAGTGTTTATTTGTGTTTTCATTTAACGATATTGATAAAGTTCATCCTATCTTGCGTGATCGTATGAATGTAATCAATTGTGCCGGATATAATGAAACTGATAAACGTGTAATCCTAAAAGAACACATCTGGCCTCAAATTGTTAAACGATTAAAGTTTAAAGAAGACGATGTTATTCTTGATGATTCGGCAATTACTCTTCTGATTCTTGACCACTCTGTTGACGAAAAAGGTGTTCGTCATTTAATTCGCACAGTTGAAACTATGATGACGCGACTCAATATGTTACGAGTAGCAGATGATGAGAGTATGAAAGAATACTGTTTTTACATGAAAGTAAAGTTTCCACTGACAATCGATAGAAATGTTGCTCAAGTACTATTGACGGATATTGATAAAAAAGAGAAAGAAATTTGGCGTTCTTTATATACTTAAACCTTCATCTTCTTGAACTGACCGACTCCTACGAATCCCACAAAGAGATCCTTATCGTCCGTCGTCTGATAAACACGCTTGTTAACAGAATTGACTCCATAAGTCTTTCCGTCGAACTCAATATCATTTACATCTTCGTCACCATTCTCAAAATACCACATGCCACTCTTGGCGTGCCAGTAATTTCCATTGCCAACCGGCTTAAGAATTTCAGTCTTTTTCATCTCCTCAAGATTGTCACTACTGACATACTTGATCATCTTGGATAGATCGTAGCTGTGCGCATTGGACAGCTTATTCAGATCCGGTGGATCATTATGTCCTGCGAACTGAGAACCACCTACCTTTGCAGGCGGCTCTTCCTGCTTCTCCTCAGGAGCACCCTTGCTCTTCGCAAAAGCCTCCATGTGAGCAGTGAGATTCACCTTAGTGTACTCATCGGCCTCTAGGCCGTTGATATGATCGATAAACTCCTTGCGAAGCTCCTCGGTTAGCTCAACATCGTGAGCCTTTAGAACCTTTGTAAGTTCCGTCTTCATTGCAGGAGTGAATCGGTTTAGATTCTTCTCCTTCTTGGTCTCAGCCTTCTTCGGCTTCTCCTCTACAGGTTCAGCCTTGGGCTTCTCCTCCTTCTTGGTTGTCGTCTTCTTAGTCTCCTTCTTGGGCTTCTCGGCCACTTCCTCCTTCGGAAGCTGGCTCTTGAGAAACGTTAGTAGCATCTCCGCGTTAGCGATCTGAGTTAGTAGGTCAGACATTTTGTATTGGTAACAATTAGGTTAAAAAAGATAAAATCCGTTTTCGAGAAATTAACAGAGTGGAATATCTTCGTTCCACATTCTATCAAATTCAGCATCATCTTTCTCTTCAGCTGTAATCAACTCTTCTCCTAGTTGAATCAAATCGGGAACAAAGTCGTACACTTTGTTACCTAGTACTGCCTGAACATTTTCAAATATGGAACGACGAAACCCTAGTTCCCAACGAGTGATTAAACGAGAGTCAATCATTGCATTCTTGATACCTTCATTCCAGTAGATTTGATTATTGCAATTCATTTTACTATTTAAAAATGAAACAATAAAAAATTCGTTTTTGTGAATTTACGCCTTAGCACTCTTCGCCTTGGCATTCTTAGGCTTTTCAGCCTTGTCTTCCTTCTCGGACTCTGCGGCCTTCTCAGCCGCTTCAGCCTCACGGGCCGCCTTAGCAGCCTTACGGCCAGCACTCATCGCTTCCTTCTGCTTATCACTGAGAGTACGCTTAGGCTTCTCAGCAACCTCGATCTCCTCGAAGTTATTGTCATCAGAGCAGTACTCATCAAAGTACTGCTTCAGCTTCTTCTCGTCAAAGTCCTCAATATTATTGATAAACTTCTTTACGCCATCCTTGTGGCGCTTCATGGACTTCTCGTCCGTGGCACGCTCATGCGCATCCATGGACGCAGTCAGCATCTCCTCGCGCTTAGCACTGATCTTAGTAACGTTAGGCATTTTGTATTTGTTGAGATATATCAGTGTAAAAACGGTCAAATCCGTTTTCAGAAATTTACGTATAATTTGAGTTCTTTTGATTCAATCGTTCACATAATGGATATATGGCCTCCTATTATCATCGGAAGTGTTATGTTTTTGTACATTCAGTCATTTAACAGAATTGCAAGGATGTATTTTCAAAGTGGGAAAACATTAGAGTGGAGAGATTTCTTCACTGTAGTGTTACCGTTAAGTAACGTATGATGGGAGCGGGGATCGAACCCGCGCGGATTGCTCCACAGGTTCTTAAGACCTGCTCCTTAACCACTCGGACATCCCATCATAGTTTATTATCCAATACTATCTAAATGATTACAAGTTAAAATGCTTTTTAAAGCTTGCAACTGAAGCTCGAAACGACGGCTTATTCCACAAAATCCACTTTGAAAGTGCACCTGCAGTATCTGGCTTCTCCCAATTTTCACCCATTCCAGAGTGGCGACTTAAATAACGCTGTCTCCGCGTCTTGTCTTTATGTTTCGTATAGTCCGAATAACCCGCCTGACCAAACGGAACAATTTTCTCTTTACCGTCAATATCAAATACAGCATCCCATTTCTTTTCTTTTTTGTGTGATTTCCGAATAGTTTTTAGCTTCATTCTTTGTAATGGAAGAGTGGAATAAAAAACTTCGCGAGATAAAGGACGAGAGTGAAAATCCGTACATGACTCAGCAATTTGCAGAAGCTATTTTTCAACAGCTCATTCCTCGCAATAAGCTTTTGAAAATTAAGAACAAAGATAAATTTAACCAGCGCCTCGGCCCCGAGTTTGATCTATGGGCTGAAAATTTAGAAGAAAAGTTTCCCAAGCCACTTGTGAGAGCAATGCTAAATGATGATGAATTTTGGAAGCTAACGATTGAGACAGCAAAAGGCCTTCGCTGAAAACGGACTAATATAGAGACAATCCTTATAAATAACAAGAATGGGCGATACTATTATCGGCGTCCAGTTTGGCATTGCCAATCCGGAAGAAATTGTAGCAAAAAGTGTAGTCGAAGTCATCACTGATAAGACGTACTCAGTAAATCAGCCTGTACCCGGTGGCGTGTTTGATTCTCGTTTTGGTGTTATCGAGAATGGTAAGGTTTGTCCTACATGCAAGCAGACTAACCTACTATGTCCGGGTCACTTTGGACACATTCGTCTAGCGCGACCTGTATATTTGTATCAATTCATCGAGCAGATTCAGAAGATTTTGGGAATTGTTTGCATCAACTGCTCAAATCCTTATCTGCCAGATGATGAACTTGAGCGTATTGCCGAAACCGCAACTGGAATTACACGATTCAATACGGTGCGCGAAGAGACGACGTCTTACAAATCAAAACTAAAAGATTCATCTGTATGCTCAGTCTGCAAGTCTCCCGCTGTAAAGAAGGTAGATAAGATGGAAGGCAAGGTTGCCAAGCTTCAGGCTCACACGTACGAGAAAGAGGCCGAGCCGATCGTATTGCAGTGTGAAATGGTTCTACGTTGCTTTCAGCGTATGACTGAGCGTCACATTGAGCTTATCGGCTTTAATCCTAAGTTCAGTCGTCCTGAGTGGATGGTTTGTACAGTACTACTTGTTCCTCCGCTAACTGTTCGTCCTTCTGTTGTGATGGAGGATAATCAGCGGATGGAAGACGATCTAACACACAAACTAATTGATATTGTTCGTAACAATCAGCGTCTACGCGACAAGATTGATAAGGGCGATTCTGCAGATATCATTGACAAATACACTGAACTTGTACAGTTTGATGTAGCTACATATGTAGATAATGATATCAAAGGACTGCCTCCTGCGGCTCAGCGATCAGGCCGTCCACTCAAGACTCTGAAGTCACGACTTGGAGCAAAGAATGGTCGTGTTCGTGGTAACTTGATGGGTAAGCGTGTAGACTTCTCTGCGCGTTCTGTTATCACTCCTGATGCTAACATTGATCTGGATGAACTTGGTGTTCCTGAGGAAATTGCGATGAACTTGACGTTTCCTGAAATGGTTACATCATTTAATCGCGATCGTATGATGACCTATATTCGCAATGGTACTGCAGCGTATCCCGGAGCAAAGTCGGTATATTTTACAGATGAGAAGCGAACCGTTCATCTGAAGTACATGAATACGTCACTTCTTGATCTAAAAAATGGAGACGTTGTTCATCGTCATCTAATTGATGGCGATGTTGTACTCTTTAACCGACAGCCTTCTCTACACAAGGCTTCCATGGAGTGCCACCGCATTCGAGTTCTACCGTATTCTACATTTCGTCTGAATGTTTCTGCAACTCGTCCCTATAATGCCGATTTCGATGGTGATGAGATGAACATGCACGTTCCTCAATCAATTCCGGCAGCTATGGAACTTAAGTATCTTGCTTCTGTTCTACGTCAGATCATCAGTCCCCGTACTAATTCACCAATTATTCAAATCTTTCAAGATACTCTAACCGGTTCATACCGCATTACACAGCCTAATGTTCGTGTTCCGGAATACATTGCTATGAATTTGCTAGCTCGAATGCGTCGTCCGCTTGGTTCATATGTACGCAAGAATAGTCCTCTAACGGGTCACGAAATTATGACGAATGTGTTTCCAATCATGAGTTTTGATGGAAAGATCAAAATTGATAACGGTACATTCGTAAAAGGTGTTCTTGGTAAAGACGCATTTGGAAAGACATCTGAAGGTATCATCCATGCTCTCTACAATGACTTCAGCCCTCAGCGTGCTGGTGAATTTATTAATGATGTACAGAGCATTGTAACTAAATACAATTTGTACTCTGGATTCTCTGTTGGTGCTGCCGATTTGATCGCCAATGCAGAGACGTATGAATTTGTAGCAAAAACGCTAGAAGAAGGTAAGCAGAAGGTTGCTGACATTGTATCCAGCATTCATGCGGGTACATTCATAAATAGTACCGGTCGTTCAAATGGTGCTGAGCTTGAGAACAAGATCATGAACGCACTAAAAGAAATTAACTCGAAGATTGAAGAAAAGGTTGGTGTTAGTCTTCCTAAAGATAACCGAATGGTTCAAATGGTCGATTCTAAGGCAAAAGGTTCTAACTTGAATATTACTCAGATGTTGGCTCTACTAGGTCAGCAAATGGTAGCTGGTCAGCGTATTAAGTATACGTTGCAAGATCGTACACTTCCTCACTTCGCTCGTTATGATCACGGTATCGAGTCTCGTGGATTTGTAGAGAACAGCTTTATCTCTGGTCTACGTCCCGCTGAGTTCTTCTTCCACGCTATGGGTGGACGCGAGGGTTTGATTGATACTGCAGTAAAGACATCAGACTCTGGTTATATCCAACGTAAGCTAGTGAAGATGATGGAGGATCTACACGTGGAATATGATGGAACAGTTCGTAACATTAACGGTTCGATCTACCAATTCGTATACGGCGGTGACGGAATTGATAGTATTGCAATTGAGAATCAACCCATTGAGCTTGGTGTCGCAAGTATGGAACAGCTATACAAGGAGTTTGCTGCTTCAGTTGATGACTTCCGAGCCGTGATGAGTTCTGATCCTGGTCCCGAAATTGACGATTTAATGGATCAAATTATTGCAGATCGCGATGTACTTGTTCGTGATGTATTTCGTTATATCAAAAAGACAGAAGTATCTGCTCCAGTTCATCTCAAGCGTCTACTTTCAAAGTACACGAACCCCTATGCACTAAAGACTGATCTAACTCCTGCGTATGTTGTAGCTGAGCTTAATAAGCTAACTGAAGAGCCTATGATTAAGCCGAATCACCTCTTTCATATCTTACTTCGTTACTACCTTGCTCCTAAGAAGTCAATCATTGTGATGCGCCTTACACAGTCTATGTTTGACGAAATTCTTAAGGATATTCGTTTCAAATACATGAAGGCAAAGGTACACGCGGGAGAAATGGTTGGTACTCTTGCTGCACAGTCTGTAGGAGAACCGACTACTCAGCTAACATTGAACACATTCCACTCTGCTGGAACGGCTAAGGCGAACGCCACCCAAGGTGTTCCTCGAATTGTCGAGCTGTTGTCTGTATCACACAATCCCAAGAATCCGTCTAACGTGATTTATCTACGTCCTGATATTGCTATGTCAGAGAATGCAGTGTTCTATAAGATGAAGGAGATCCAAAAGACAACTCTTCGTGATATTACTCGATCAGTTCGAATCTATTATGATCCTGATCCGTCATCAAAGAATTCGTCTGTTGAGGAAGATCGCCAAATTCTAGAAACGTACCAAAAGTTCTCGGTTACCAACCAAACATCATGCAACTCTCCTTGGATCATTCGCCTTGAAATTGATCGACGTGAGATGGCTGCGCGAAACGTGATTGATATGAACATGATTGCAACCAAGATCAATAACAATAAGGTTCTACGTGTATTCGAGTGTGTGTATACCGATACAAATTCACCTGACAAGCTTGCTATGCGTATTGCATTCCTACCTGACACAGTAAAGAATTCTCTGTCTCTTCGATTCATCGAGGAGAAGTTGCTCGATACTGTATTGACCGGTGTTAATAACATTGGTCGTGTCTACCGTCGCGATAACAATAAGGAACTGATTTATGATGATAAAGTCGGAGGTTATGTTCCAATGAAACAAATTGTTCTAGATGTAGATGGTACAAATCTACTCGATCTTGCTACAGTTGATGGTGTAGACTCGCTTCGGTCATTCTCGAATGATCTTCACGAAATTATTGATGTCTTTGGAATTGAGACAGCGCGTCTTGCTCTCTATCGTGAATTTATGGAAGTCTTTACTGCTGAATATGTTAACTACCACCACATGATCACACTTATTGATGTAATGACGTATCCCGGATACCTAGTAACTGTTGATCGTTTCGGTATGAAGAAGAGCAATAATGGTGTACTTGCGAAGTCATCATTCGAGGAGACGTCTCAAATTCTGTTTGATGCAGCTATCTCTGCTGATTTTGATAAGATGAAGGGTGTGTCTGCAAACATTATGTTCGGTCAGAAACCTCCTTGTGGTACAGGATTTGTAGATATTCTTGTAGATGAGACCAAGCTACCTGAAGGAGCCGAAGAGGATATGTCAGTCTTTGATTCGGATTTGAAAGCTGCTAATATTGCCGTATCGCAAGATGAAGATACAGGTCAGTGCAAGATGGAAGATGTAATGATGGAGTGGTAAACTAATTTTGATACAACTAACTGATAAATTTTAAATGGAACAACCCAAATATGATAGCGTAGTAAACGCTGTTATATCTGCGTTTCAAAAGAGAGCTGAATTTGGTCAAAAGAAATATGGAACTACGTTAGATCGCAATGATCTATCTTTTTTGCAATGGGTTCAACACACGCAAGAAGAACTGATGGATGCTATTTTATATCTTGAAAAACTCAAACAAGTAACGAAATAGGTTACTAGTTGCTGTAAGCAAGACCAGCCATGCCGCTCATAATGCGTAGAATGTTGTAGTTGACGGCATACACGCGGACATCCCAGGTGTCGTCGGTTTGTTCATTAATTGTCACACCTCCGCTCATTTCCATCGCAATTGTAGCGGTATCGATGCGAGAGAAGTTGCATGTACCGGACGGCTGATGCTCTTCGGGCTTGAGCGCAAACGAATACACGTAAATACCCGGCTGATATATAGCTGGACCTGTGTGGTGTTGATATACTTGAACTTTATTAAAGTAATCTCCAAAACGAGCATCTAAACGGTCCTGGCCATTGATCTGTAAATGCTGTTTAAAAACTGCAGCCGAATCGTACGTGAATGGTTTGAGACGTGTTTCTGACTTTGCTGTCGCTTGGCTGCAATTATTGTAATAAGTCGGCTGTACGACCCATACTAGCTCCTTTACAGGGTGGTTAAAAGTTAGATCAATACGATTATTGTAAGATGAAATACCCTTATCTTCGTTGTATTGAGTCTGCTCAATTAAATACTCGTGACTCTCCTGGGCCATGCGGCGACGCTCTTCCGTATCAAGGTAAATGTAGTCAATATAGATAGCAGCTTGAACAGGCTGGGGTGTCTTTGATGCGAGTGTAAAATTTCCAGCAATGTGTTGGGCATCATTCCACAGAATATTAATCTTTACTTCGTGGTACTGGAGAGCAATTAGAGGAAGCGCGGCACCAGGGTTACGAGTATAGAAGAACCCTAGAGGAATATAAAGTACATTCGGAAGACTGGGTTTTCCGTTTACAGCATTACATTGTACGGTATCAGTTAATGCTACACTGCCCGGGTTTATATCCCCACTGCTGACCATTCTACGTAGGCTACCCCATTGATTGTCAGTACTCGTCAAACTATCCCAAAGAAACAACCATTCGCCGTATAGGCGATCGATGAGCTGACCACCAATATCAAGTTCTGCATACTTAATTAAATTATAACCTAGGCGATACTGGTCATTATTCCAGTTAAATACTGAACCATCTGTACCTTTGTAGGGTAGAACGACCTCGAGATACGTTGAGTAGAGAAGATCGGCGTGACGACCGATGATAGCACTCTGCTTGGTGCCCCAGTTCGGCTGGCCAGAAAAGTTGATACGAAACGGCTCCATAGCGAAGTTTGTGTGGCGCTTGAAGAGACCCTTCCAGAACGTAATTTGCGGATTGCCACTGAGGTATGCATCTTGAGCACCACAGGCGACGAGCTGTAATAGACCACCACCCATTTGTCTTTATATGTTAGTCATACTGAATTTTTTAATGGTGGCGACGACGGCGCGTTTTGCGACTCTTCTTCTTGCCACCTTCAACAACTGGGGTTTCTTCATCGGATTCAGATTCGGCGCCACCGTGCTTCTTGTAGGTCTTCTTGGCCTCCATAATTACCTTCTTGAGGCCGTCGCCCTTCTTGTAGCTGCCCTTTGACTTCATTTGCTTCATCGTCTTCTTGACGTGAGTGAGCCACTTGTTTGCCATTTTTGTATTGTATGATAGAGTTTTTATACAACGACGTTATAGATTGGTGAAATTTTCTGCATAGGTTGAAAAGATACCGCGGGATCCGGTTGAACGGGGGTTTTGTATTTTTTAGGAACGAGTTCTCGTAATGCTTCGGGTTTGAGGACTAAGCTATTTTCCTGAAATTCACCAATGTATAACTCCATCATACTATCAACCGATCCATAATTCATCATGATCCACTGGCAACCGTAGGTAAATAATATTTGAGGATTATAGTTTGTTAAATCGGCTCCTATATCGGGAACAACCATGGTAATTGAGTTACGATTATGCTTAATGAGTTCTTCGTGATCATATGACTGGGCAGCTTCCATATATGTCAAACGACGTAGATGAGACGTCGACCATGAAAGATTAACTAGTTCTTCCATTAGTGTTCCTTTCATCGCTCCACCACTTACAATGATTAGCTTGCGTTGTAAATTGCAAATGGGTTCGACGGATAAATTCTTACGTTGGTAACTGTATGTACTATCTAACATATATGT